AACTCCACCGCCTCCACCTACGCCACCGTAAGTAGATGAGTAATTGCCACCAGAGCGGCCACCAGCACCGCCAGAGCCATTTCGACTTCCATCTGGGCCGTATCGTTGCCCACCCGCACCTGTGTAACCACCAGCACCCGCTCCAGAAGTTGTCCAGCCTCCATCATGGGCTCCCCAACCACCTTGTCCGCCACCCCAAGTAGTTAAGTTAGGAACAGGAGCTGCTAAATTAGTTGGGTTAAATGCGCCTGTTGTTCGGTTGCATAGGTAGCCTTCGCCAACCCAATAACCTCCACCAACAGCGTCATTTGCACCTTGTCCAAAAAGTGAACTATACACATCTTGACGGTCTGAAACTCCATTGTTTCTACCGCCATAGCCTTTGTACGATGTTTGAGCAGTTGCGTTGTAATAAGTAGAGCCGCCACCAAATCCACAAACAACAAGGCGACTTCTGAAGAAGCTATCTCCTCCGCGAGCACCGTTGTCATAAGTATTTCTAATACGTGGTCCTCCACCGCCAGCCTGTACTGTGTAAGACTGTCCTGGAGTAACCATAATGTCATTTGCCCAAGCTAAACCACCACCTGCTGCCCCACCACCAGACCACTGGTAGCTTCCGCCGCCGCCTCCGCCTACTGCTACAACAGATACACGCCACACGCCAGCAGGGGCTGTCCATGTGTATGTGTTAGTAGTTGTACCAGAGCCGGTGAAATCGGCATAGCCTGCTGAAGCGGTTGTTTGTGGCCAAGAACCTCCACCACCAAATCTACCTGCGTGGCTAAAAGTTCCTCTGACACTATTTAAAAATGGCATTTAATTAGTACTCCCTTTAGAAGTTAAGTGAAGAGGCTCCATAAACAATCCAAGCTCCTGCAGAAGTACGGTGCATTGTAAAAGCAAAGATATCAATTTTTCCTGCTGTATTTGTAGGAGATGGTGCAGTTCCTCCAGGCCAACGAATTGTCTGGCTTACACCACCAATGTTAAACGTTGTAGGGATATAACCTGTAGAACCCTGAGTTACAAACACGTTAATTGTCATAATTTTATTTACATCAGTAGGCACGTTAGTTGCATTAAATGTCATTGCACCTGTAGGAGCAGTGCCTATGTAGTAAATGTTTCCTGCAGACCAGTCTAAAGTAGCCGCGTTAGAGGAAAGAGTTACCTCCACAACCTGTTCACGCAACTCTTGAACGTCTACAGTACCGCTAAGATTTACTCCACCGGTAGCAGTTAGAGTTCCAGAAGTAGAAATTCCTCCGTTTGCTGTTAGCAAACCAGTAACACCTAGTGTTGTTCCAACAGTTGCAGAGGTGCCTATAGAGGCTGAACCTGTAGTCTGTATTCCTCCAACTTTAATGGTGTCCCAAACAATATCGGGAGTTCCATAGGTAGCTTGATTTAAATCAATTGATGTTGTAGGTTCTGTGCTGATATTAGAAATAAATTTAGTAATACCATCTGTTGCATCTTTAAATATTGAGTTGTATCTAGTACGAACTGGAGCCCCAACTATTGCAGTAGCAGTTGACCTATTTACAGTTGCTGTACCTGTTGCGGCCTCAATTGAAACATTTATATTAGTCTTTGCGTAACTAAAGGTGGTACCAGTAACGGCTGTAATTGTGTATGTACCATTGAATGTTGAGTCAACTCCAGCAACAACTACGGTGTCCCCAATTAAAAATGAGTGAGTAGCGGTAGTTTGTAAAGTTGCTACGTTTGATGCTAAAGTTTTTTGGTCAATGCTAAATACAACATCGCCGATAGCTGCAGTTGAAATATTTGCATTAGTTTTTGCATAACTAAAGCTTGTTGCGTTAACAATTGCAGTGATAGTGTTAGTTCCATCGTATGGAGAACCCACGTTAGTAAGAACTACTGAATCTCCAACTAGGAAATTATGTGCAGCGTTAGTAGTAATAGTTGCTACGTTAGATGTTAAAGATGAAGAAATAGGAACCGCAGTTGGCAATGCCCCGAGTAGGTATTTACCTTCTGTAATTAAACCTAAATCAAATATTTGACTAGTGTTTGCATCACCAGTAAAGATAAATGGAGCAGTAACAGCTAAGTTAGCGGTAGAAATTTGAGTTCCAGAACCACCAAATGTAATGTTACCTGCAATATTTACGTCACCAACAATACCTACACCACCAACAACGGTAAGAGCACCGGTAGTTGGAGAGATAGATGGAGTTGCAATTTCAATGTGTACATTTTGGTCTGGGGTAATAGACATTTGCTCATTGTTAGAAGACAACCCACCAGCGGCAAAAATAATTTTGTTATCTGTTCCCTGGTCACCAGTAGCTAGTACTAAATTACCTGCTCCTGTAGTGTTAATAGTTGCGGTTCCAGTAGCTGCTGTTGAAGTAACGTTTGAAGCAGTTTTGGCGTAAGAAACAGAGCTAGTTGTAGGGAGAGCAGTAATTGTATATGTACCATTAAATGTTGCGTCAACACCAGTTACAACAATTTTTTGACCAATTGCAGGTCCTGCATAACCTTCAGAAGCATGGGTTACGCTAAATGTAAGGGTAGCTATATTAGAAGTTAATGATTTATTAGTTACAGTTCTTGTGTAAACACGAGGTGCTTCAAAAAATATGTAACCATCATTTGGCCCAGTAATTGTGAAATCTGGGTCATTAAACATTGAAGATGTAATACCCATGTCAATGTAGCCAGAATCATCAGTTCCATTATCAGAATACGCAATGAAGTCCGTCGATGCATTTGGGTGATTTGAACGGTTTTGAAAAGCAATCTGGGAATAGTCGTCGTTATCTGCGTCTACTACTACAGTTGGGTTTGTAAGTTCAGTTAAAAATAGTGCTGCGTTTTCTCCAATAGGTAGAGTAGCAGCTCCAGAAAAGTCGGCTCCGCCGTCTACGTTTAAGCTACCTGCCATAAATAAGTCGCCTTGTAGACCTAATCCACCGTCAATTACAAGAGCACCAGTTGTTGAAGATGTAGAAGCAGTAGAAATTTCAATTTTTACTTTCTCATTTGGAAAAATTTCCATTTGAGTAGTTCCAGCTGTTAGCCCTCCAGCAGCAAATACAATGTTGTTTTTTAAACCAGTGTCTGAAGTAGCTAATACTAAGTTACCGTTTCCACTTGGTTTATGCATCGAAGCTTCAGAAGCAGCTGCAGTTTCCCCTACAGAAGATGCTGTGGTTACAAAAGTAAATTTAGTTGAGTTTACAATAGAAGCAATTGTAAATTTTCCATTTAAAAGGGCGACTTGTAAACCAGAAGTTACAATTACATCTCCAACAGAACGTCCATGAGCAGACGCTGTGGTTATTGTTGCAATTCCCCCAGCAACTGCAAAAGCAGTAATATCTTTTCTAGTTACACCAGTAGGTGCTACAGAGAAAATATATCCATCATGAGGACCTGTAATTCCATAATTTGCAGCATCAAAATCTGAAGAAGTGATTCCCATGTCAATCCAACCGGAATCATTATTACCATCTGCTGTATACGCAATAAAGTCTGTTGAAGCGTTAACTCCATTTGATGTGTTAACAAAAGCAAGTTGAGCAAAATCTAAAGTGCTTCTTGACGCAACAATTACAGCGTCTGTAAGTGCGGCAGCAGTTTCAAAATCGTTAGCTGCTACTCCTTGATTATTTCCAACATACTGTTTAGCAAGTTTTGTAGTGCCGGTCCATGAAGTCGATGTTCCGTCTGTAGTTAAAAGTTTATTTATATTACCTGATTGATTTGGAAGACCTTGTTGACCAAGAGCAATAATTTCTAAATTTGCATTTCCTAAAGCTACTGGAGAGCCTGTTGAAGTGTGTTGAACTAAAACAATGTAAGTGTTAGTGCCGTCAGTTACAATATCGTTTTTGTAATACAATGTTGCTGCGGTATAAGTGCCCTTATAAGAAATTCCTTCAGTAACTAATGACCAATAGGTAGTATTAGTAGGAACTATTCCAGTATTTCCTACGCTGTTGGTGTAAGCGTATAGGTTGGCTCCGTATTTTACTAAATCGTTGTAAGAGTACGCGGTTCCTGAAGAATATGTTCCAGCCCAATTAAACCGAATCTTACCCAAATCAATTATTTGAGCCATTTTACAGAACCTCCATTAGTAAACGTCCGCCTGTACCCCAAGAGAACGCTAAGTTGTTATTAGTCCATATCCAATTTACATAATCATCACTGTTAGATGTGTACGCATCTGGAAGTCTTACAGGACTATCACCGTATATTCTATCTATAGATGCAGCGCCTGTCTGTATATTTTGTCGAACTCCAAAAAATACATTATCTACCCAGTCTTCAATGGTACCTTGACCAGGGCCTATATTTACTACGGACTGGCTAAATGCCACTATTTTACCCCTTCTAAATAGGTAATTGTAAAGGTAATTGCATCAGCAACCCTACTCTGCGCTTGTAGTTTATCCCCTACGTTTAAGATTATTTCTGTTGGGATAAGCTCGTCTCCCAACATGTCTGCATTGACTCTTGGGTCAGTAGAAATTAACGGTTGTAGGGCGTACCTGCGTTTATGAACCCTGAATTTGTTTACTAAAGTACTTGTGGGTTCCCCAGCAGCGGTTGGGTTTAAATAAATGTCCACAGGTAAAATTCCGCCATATGAATTTGAAATTAAAATTGAAGTAATTTTTGTTTTTGATGTAGCGGTAAATATATCAGTAAGGCTAGTGGACGTAAGAGAGGCTGTAATTGAATCTGACACATAGTTCTCACTTGCGGTAGCTCCAACAGGGTACGCGTATCCTGGCATGTGCTCTCCTAGGTCTGCTCTACGCCTTGAATAAAGAAGCTGATTCCGGCCGAACCAGCTACTACTATCGAATCAGTATTATTTATACCAAAACGAAATGTTTCATAACTATTGTACGCTGGGAGTGGTAACTTGTGGGCTATTAACGCCCCAGTGTTTTCAGAACCTGCGGAAGTTTTTAAAGTTACATAGATTTCAGCATCTGTAGCTGTAGTGTTGGTTGCAATTACAGACACCAAGTAATTACCTGATGATGTATAAACGGTATTTCCGGAACCAAAAGCAGCAGCAGATGTTTGATTATAAATTGCTAATCTTTGTATACCAGCCATTTTATGCTCCTAACCACCAAGAAAGTGCTGTTGCTGCGGAACTCGCCTCACCAGCTGGACCTTGTGGTCCTGTTGGCCCAGTTGGTCCGTAAATTGCTCCTGCATCATCCCATGTTGAGGTGATTGAATCCCAAAACCAAAGATGACCACCGTCTTCTGTAACAATGTAGCCATCTCCAGCAACGTTTCCTGTAGATGGTAAGCTAGAAAGAAGAGCAATTGTTCCTAAAATTCTGATAGAAGTACCTTGAGGACCTGTTGGTCCTATAGGTGCTGCTCCAGTCTCAACCCAGTATCCATCATAAAATATAAAAATACTGCCTGTATTAGAATCAAACCACGCATCACCAGCTGAAGCTCCTATTGGAGGAGTAGAACTTGAATACGCCCAAGAACCTGTAGCTCCTGTTGCACCAGTCGGACCTGTTGGTCCTGTTACTGTGCTTGCAGCACCCGTTGGTCCTGTCGGTCCTGTTGGTCCCTCTACTGTGCTTGCAGCACCCGTTGGTCCTGTTGGACCCGTAGCACCAGTTAATCCTGCAGGACCTGTTGGTCCAGTTTCTCCTTGCGCTGCTGCAGTTCCAGGAATACCTTGCGGACCTGTAGGTCCTGTTGCTCCTGTTGCTCCTGTTGCACCGTCAGCACCTTTAGGAATCCAAATTTCCCATTGACCATTGGTCAAATAATTAATTGGGTCCCCAAGTGCTCCGCTTGCTTTAGCAAGATACAGTTGTCCGTCTGAACCACGCACTACTGCTATATCTGTTACATAACCATTAGCTGGGTTGTAGTTTCCTAAATAATAAATTCCAAATGCGGCACCTGTTGGACCAGTTGCTCCTGTTGGTCCAGCATTACCAGCATAATATTCAGTCCATGATGCAGTTCCTGGTGGATAACCTTGATTGCCTGGATTGCTTACTCTTATAAATAATTGTCCTGGAGTTCCATAAGGATTTCCATCAGTGCTTACAATATCTCCAACAGCATATTCGCCAGCATTGCTGTAGTAACCTACATAATTAGGGAATGTTCCTGCAGCACCAGTAGCTCCAGTAGCTCCAGTAGCGCCAGTAGCGCCAGTTAATCCTGTGGCACCAGTTGGTCCAGTAGCTCCCACATCTCCTTGAGCTCCAGTCGGTCCAGTCGGTCCTTGTAATCCTGCGCTTCCTGTAGGACCTGTAGGTCCAGTAACTGTACTTGCCGCACCTGTCGCTCCTGTCGGTCCTTGTGCACCTTGTGGACCTGTAGGTCCTTGAATATTTCCAACATTTTCCCAAACATCATTTGCTTGGTCCCATACATAAAGACTTCCGTTTACTAGATAACCTTCGCCAGCATTTCCAGTTGGCTGTGCAGCATTAAGAGCTGCTTCACTTGAGTAAGAACCTAATATATTTACGCCAACACCAGCAGGGCCTGTAGGACCAGTTACACCTGCAGCACCTGAAGCACCAGTAGGACCAGTTATACCTACAGGTCCTAGTGGTCCTGTTACACCTTGCGGTCCAGTTGGACCAGTTGCGCCTGTAGGTCCTGTAGAACCAGTAGGACCAGTAGCTCCAACAGGGCCTGCAACAGAAGATGCGCTACCTGCAGGACCAGTTGGTCCAGTAGCACCTGTAGGACCTTGTGAGCCTGTTGTACCAGTAGAAACAGTTACTTGAACAGGAGCTTGTGGCGTGACAATAACTTCATCAGGCATCAGTCAGTAACTTCTCTTTCGCAGAATATTTGACCACGAATATACGTTTGTTCAAAGGTTGAATCACTCAAAGATGTAGCTTGTAAATCCCAGAACGCTCTAACAGGAATAACTTGAGTCTGTTGGCTTGTTAGAGATAGACGTAATTTTTTAGTTGGAGCGTCTTCAATTGTGATTGTAAACGTAGCCCACAATGATGGAGAGCTAGGATATGTTCTAATTTGAGCTTTAAATACTAAATCATTAAAATTAGTGTTGTCTGGAAAATCAAATATTCCATACCAAGAGTCGCCCTGCTGAAGGATGATGTCATAAATTCCAGCTGTGCTTGGAAGAGGCGTTCTTCCAGTCATGTCATTTGGCAGGTACACACGCTCTGGACGACGTGAGTCATCAATCTCTTGAGGCATAAATATTGGAACAAGCTTGTTAGTAGTTCTACTTACTCGACGTAGAGTAGCAACCTCGATACGGTGAATTCCTATATTTAAAGCAGCGCATAGCATCTTGTACTGTTCCATGCGTTGTTGTATAAGATTTGTAAGCTGGTGGTATCTCTCAGAACGCGGGATGGTCACGCCGTCTGGTGCGAAGATGTTGATATCAAATGCAGCATCTGTGGCCAATGTGTATAGGCCTTCTATAGATGCCAAGATAGTTACTGGGTACAACTCAACTTCAGGAAGCATGCCAAGAGTCATGGCTCTTCCGTAGCTATCTGTTCTATTGAATGTGTGTTGAGTTACCGCAGTATTAACAAAATACGTAATTTCTGAATCTGAAAAATATCTGAATACGCTTCCTGTCACAGATATAACTGCGTTATTAGCAGGAGCTGTTACAAAGTGGATAACTCCGTGTTGAGCCTCAATAGTAAAGTGAGTTGGGTTAGCTCTAGCGACACCGTTTACGGTCACTAATAGTGTTGACGTATCAACGGGCTTAACGCCAAGAACAAAATCTACGGTACTTCCATCACCTGTGAAAGTTTTCGTGAATTGTTTGGGTTGGTCGCCAAGCTCCATACGGACCTTTGATACAAAGTCTGCAAGAGTTGCCACATTTACTCCTTATTCACGCATAACAGGCTACTCTAATGGTGCCGTGTAGCAGGTTTAAAAACTGGTTAAACGAAACAGCGGGCTACAAATAGCGCCCGCTGCCCCGCCTAATCGTGCGTTTAGAGAATCTGAGCCACGTATCCTTTTTCCTGAAGGTGAGCTGCAACGTCTTTAGTAACAGAATATTTGTTACCAACTTTGAACGTATAGCTAGTTCCTGCACCTAAAGTCATGTTTTCAATGTCATCTGTAACACGGATAACTACTGTGTCGTTTCCAACTGCTCCAGTTGTTTTAACTTCATCAACTACGATAGTGGTTAGACGGTTTGGCTTTGTTGCGTCGATGACTTCGTTCTCTGCTTTGAACTGCGCTTCCGCAGTAGCTAGAGACATTTCACCTGCACGCTTTGATTGCTCTTCAGCAAATTCTTTAGCAAGGGCTTCTCGCTGGCGTCCTGTGTAATCAGTCGCCTTCGGTCTATTATTAGCCACGTTATATCCTCCGATTTAGTATCTGTTGTTTTTGGTTAGGGGCGGGTTTTTAGGCCCGCCCCCGAACTTTTTAAATTAGTTGGTTTCTGCAATAACTACAGCCTGGTCAGTAATTAGACCAAGACCGAAGATTGAGTACCAAGCAAGTGCATGCTCACGACCGAAGTCAAGGATACCGCCATCGCGGAGCTCAACTGGTAGAGAGATTGCGTGACCGAATGCGTTATCTCCAATGAAGATAGAGTCATAGCGGTCTGAACCACCGTTACCGGTGAATTCAGCTGGTGAAATATATCCGCCGCCTGCTGTAACTGTTGGAGTTGTAGCAGTATCGGCTGAGTAACCTGAACCAGCACCACCAGCGACCTTGCGGACCTGAGTGGTTTCGATGAATACGCAGTCGTATAGACGTCCGATTTCACCAAGCATGAAGTTTCCAGGAGCGGCGTACTTCGTTACTTCGATGAACTCAGGAACGTCACGTAGACGACGTGATTGGTGAGGGTGAACGAATGCCACATAGGTCTCACCTAAGCGTGGAATGTTCTTGGTTGACAAGGTCTCAACTGCATCCTTGACTACGTGAGGAGTCATGTTGAATGCACCGGTCATGCTTGCACGAGTTGTGCCTACAGTTCCGTAGCCGTACCAGTCATTAGCAGCAGAAAGACCAGAACGGTCTTCTCCGTAAATCTTGGATGTTGCTGAGTAGAGAGTGTCGCGGCTCAACTTATCAAGATAAAGAGCCATGTTGCGTCCTAGAAGACGTGAAGCAGAAGCCATAACGTCATCGAAAGAAGCATTAAGTAGTAGCTCAGAAACTGCGAGAGCATATCCATGCTCAGATACAGTGATTGAGAACTGTTGCGCTGTTAGCGCATTTGTCTGCATACGTACACCTTCGACAAGTGCGTTAGCAAAGCCGAGGTTGTTGTAACGTAGGAAGTTGATTTGAAGACCAGGTGCAACACCAAGTTCAGTCTTCTTGACTGCGAATTGCTCAAAGCGAAGGATTGGCATTGCCTGGAAAAGGATTTCCTTTGACCAGATTTGCTGAATCGCTTGAGTCAACTGTGTGTTGGTACCTGAATAGGCTGTTGGG